TCCGGCCCGCCATGTTGAGCATCAGGCCAAACTCACTTTTGACTTTTGCGCGTTGCGCGGTGGTCTGTTGCGCGGTCTGATCGGTGGTTGCGGTCATTAGTCAAACCTCGCGATCCGGTAGGGGCCGTCCAGCCCAACACGCACGGCGACGATACCGCAATCGTAAACGTAACAAAATACGCGGCCTTCGAAACCAAAACGCGCGATGGGGTGCAAGTCGGCGTCGGCGTCATGGTTACTGATTAAGACACCTTGATGGTCGATTGTCCCGCCCATGGGATATTCAAATCCGCCAAATCCGTAAAGATCGTCCATTTTGTCGCAAATGTCATTTAGTGTGATGTCCCCATCACCCGCGACGGCGCTAACTTCGACACATGCCGAGCAGAAAAAATCCGGCACAATGCCGCAAGCTTCGATCAGCTCATGTGGGCGAGCGCCGCCAAGATAGCGGTCAAATGTCGGGTTGAGCACGCGATCAAGAATGACTTCCGACATGCGGCGGTGAAAGGTGAATGTGTTTGCCATGGTATGGCCTCCGTAGATGTGTCGCCGGGACTGCCCCGGCGTATGCGATACTATGGGATAATTTCCGGTAAAGTAAAGCGCCAAAAAAAAGGGCCGCCAAACGGCGGCCCAGTTGCTACGGATCAGTAATTGATTAGGCCGCGACAGCGTCCAGCAATGCGCCCGCCTTGCGCTCGACTTCAATTCGCGCATCTTGATGCGGGACATCCCGGGCAATCGCGGTGATAGCTTGCGCAGCATCCCAAACTGTCTCGACCGGGCGGCCTTCTTCTTCGATGTGACGGGCTGCCGCGGCCTTGGCCATGCGCTGCGACAGTCCAGAACGTTTGGTCAGGAACGACAAGCGGTCGTCGTCGTCGCTGGCGATCTTGGCCGCCTTGGCGGCGGCGACACCTTCAACAAATGTTCCGGTCGATCCGTGCGCAAACGATTCCAATGCCGGGCGCGCCTCATGGGCAAAACGATCCGGCGCGAATTTAGTGTGGCGGATTTTGATTTCCTGAAAATTTTCAACTCCCCACAAATTCCGATTCATGCAAACGCCGCGAAGATACATCGCGGCGATGCCCGCCGTCTTGCTGCCGGTTTCACTGTTCCACGCATAGAAACCGCGAAACATTAGATCAGGCTCGCCATTGGCAAGCTTGCCAACCTCGATGGGGTTGCGGTCGTCAACAAGGAAAACAAACACATCACGATCCGACGCGAAAAGGGTGGTGGTGTCCATGCTGACGGGGATGTCAGGATCATAGACCGCCATTCCATCGCGGCTGCCGGTCATCATGCCCGGCACTTTCCAGCGTCCGCCCGATTGCTCGACAAGGTTTTTGATCGGCTCCAAAAGTTCCCAATCATAAATGCGCCCATAATCCGGACCGGTGGCGGCCCTCAGTTCGCCGCCGTCTGACTGATGGCCGTACACCTTAACCAGCTCTTTAGACCGGTTGTGACGCAAACCCCACTGCAAACAGTCCGCCGCAATTGGCGCGGGAAGGTCTTTAAGGTAACCGGCGGGCGCGCCCGCAAGTTGGGACAACTGGCCAAAGCTCCAATTGGTCGGGGTGTTCAGGTGTTCGCGGCGGTCGCCGTCGGTGTACTCAATCGCGATGTCGCCCCGGCTGGGGTTTTCCGGGTCGACGTCGCCCACAATCTTCATCTTGTGGGTGTCCACCGTCCGGGACGTCATGCGCTGCGCGTCGATCTTTTTAAAAGAAAGCATGTCATCAAGCGAAAGAAACTTCTGATCGTCGGGGCGGCTCCACCACTGTGAAGAAACTGCGCTGTTGCCGATTCCGTGCGCGAAAGCGTTGGTCTGATAGGTCATTTTTTAGACTCCGTAAAAAGGTTAAGGGCGGACCATGCCCGGCCCGCCCCAATGTTCTCGCATAAACTCGCATAGGGGTGCAAGTTAATTTTTTATTTTTTTATTCTGCGCCAAAATCGCCCGCAACATGGTGGCGGATGATCGAACGCGGCGGCAATGATTTAGCAAAGCGCAAAAGCTTTTCGCCGTCGGTTTCATCCGGCTGCTCGCCACGGGCGGTCTGATCCCACCATAACCTGCAATTTCCCGCGTCGGCATAGCATCCGCCGCGCGTGGTAGGATCGGCTGCTTTTTTCTTGCTAGAACCGTGCGCAGTAAATCCGATCACATAGTTGCGATCGATACGAGCGCACAAAGGATCACCGTTGCCACAATCCCGGCAGCTAAACCCGTCACGATATTCTGCGGGGCAGCGCACCACCTTAACCGAGCCGGACTGAACAAAATTACCCTGACTGTCTGTTCGGCCAAAAAGTGGCGCGCGCAATGTTTTGCCGTCGCCCCAATCTTCGGCCTTTACCACGACCACGGTGGGAACAGCTCGCGACGCGGCGGCGGCGCTGGTCATACTTTCGGTGCTATAGTTGATAACAGTTTTTCCTGCGGCAAGCTTGTTGGCCCATTTATGCCAAGGAAAATGCGAATAGGTAAACGAAACACCTTTGCGCGGCACAGCGTCTAACAATGCGTCAAGATAATCAACGTCGATCTTTTCCGCGCCTTTGCCGCTGCAATTCATTTTGCAATCGGCTGGGCAGGTCCCGTACTTTTCGCCGGTGCCCGCTCGATAGGTTACCGCGACGCCGTTGGTTTTGGTCGCGCGGCTCATTTCAACAGTCTTTAACATGGTTTGCCCTCCGTAGATATAAGACCTATCGCATACACTAGGGCATAAAAAAGCCCGGGGTCAACCGGGCTTTTTAAAAAATTATCTCCGACGTGAACGGGTTCGCCTACTTTGTCGCTTCATTGGTCGGCCACGTTTTTGTTTCTTTTCAAATTCGCGAACGGCGTCCGGACCATGGCGGAGATACGCTAAGAGCTTCGCTATTATCACCATATCAGCCCCAGTCCTTTTGATCGCCATGCTCTTGGGCCTCGCGATATCCCGCCTGATACGCGGTAATTTCTTCTGTCGTCATCTGGTCCCGCTCCACCCTATCGCGCGGGTGGGTTCCCCTCACAAAATGATGCGGCGCATATGGGCGGTGATACCAGTAATCCGCGCCGCCTCGATCATATGGGCCACCATGCCTTTTATCAAATTTCATTTGTCAGCCTCCCGCGGATTAACCACCTTGAAAACGTTCGACAAAATTATTTCCAGTTCTTCGGTCGTCAGGGTTTTGCACCTGTCCACAAACTGCATCTCATTACCTCCATAGTTTCCGAGTGTATGCGATGCTATGAGACTATCTGGGACTGATCAAGCCCAAAATATTTTCCCAGTCTGGATCGCCCTCGGCCTCAAACAACGGCTCGACCTCTAGCCCCTCCATCTTCAAGTCCATTGCGGCGTTTGCGGGATACAAGAATATTTTCTGCGGCAGCGTTTTGGTTTTCTTTTTCAGAACGAGCACCCAAACGCTGGCGTGAGAATGCTTTGACAGCCAAGCGACCTGATGCGGGCGCAGCTCGACAGCCTTGCCTGCCGTTGCCTTTAGCTCAACAAAATGAAAGTTTCCGTCTTCGTCACAAAGCAGGACGTCGGGCACACCGGGCATTGCCCACGTTTCAAGCCTCGTCGCTGTCATGTTCCTCGTGCTCTTCGACATCCCCGTCTTCATCATTCGCCATAAGTCTGCTTCGCGCTTTGTCGCGGTTCTGGGTATTGCTCTTTCCTTCGGGAGTAATGTCGATAGTGACCGGGGCATATTGTTGTTTTACCTCTTCGAGTGCTTTCAGCACCTCATCTTTGCTCATGCTGTCGATGGTGCCGTGGCGGATTTCTGATTTGCTGACGTATATATCGCCTTGCGCTTGCCCTCTTCGATATTCGGCCTGCACGGCTGCCGAGTAAGCACCATTCTGCAATGCCATGTCTCGAATGTTCTGCAAATCTCGCAGATGACGCTGATAGGTCACACCAAACTTTTCATCCAGTTCGGCTCGGTAAGCTTGGATCGCAGCCACAACGTGCGGACAAATGTGTGGGTTGGTCATCTCGTATGCTCGGGTATGTGCCGAGCTAACAGGATAGCCTGCATTGATAGCGGCCTCTCGCAGAGTGATCTGCCCGTCTTTCGAAACCAGCTCTTTAACAAAGAGCTCCTGCCTGCGCGTCAGAGGGGATGTTCTTGAAGACTTGGGCTTTCCCCGGCGTTTTACAGGGACCACAGGGGTGGATTTGGCTGTATCCACGCCTTTCTTTTTTCTCGCCACAGCAGACTCCAGTTAATTTGCGGTAGTCTGCTTTAAATAGCCCTTTCTTTTATATAGAGCCAGAAAATATTTTTTATAAAAAATTCTCCGCGACCCCCTTAACGCACTTTCGACCTCTAAGGGTTACACAAACTCTGGTTACGTTACGTTTTTGTTTTCTAGTTTATGAAACCTATAACCCTATATACATAAAGGACTTTTTGCCGAAAGTTACACGGTTACACCGGTTACGGCTATTTTGGCCAAAAATATTTTTTCTTCTTCTGGCTCTATATAACAGGAACGGGCGTCAATTAAGTTGCCCCGTGTGCCGCGAACCGCGATTTGTGTGCCGCGCACTTCGAACGCTGCCTCTTGGTCTTTGGTTTGTGCTCTTCGTTTATCATGTCAACACTCCTTCCCGTATGTAACTCTAAAATATCGCGCGCCGTGTATAACTAGGTCAGATTCGAACACATAACCAACAAAGCCCAGACGTTTTAAGTGGCGCGGTATTGTACGGTTGGCGTATCTCTTCGCCTGCTCCTTTGTCATGCACGCCCCGGGATAGACTAACTCCTGAGCACTTGATCCATCCGAGTATACGGGTAATTTCATATCATCACGTGTCATGGTTGTTTTCCTTTCTGCCTTTGGTTTACGAACCCCGATTTTGTCGAGGTTCGTCGCGGTGCGTGTTCGCTTCGAGTTGTGGTGGGAGTTTGGTCATCCCGCGGTTATCATCGTCGATCCTCTGCGGACGTTGCCTTGGACGTTGCCCCAGACGTCGCCTTGGACGTTGCCCCAGACGTCGCCCCAGACGTCGCCTTGGACGGTGCCCCAGACGTCGCCTTG